TGTTTCATGTAAATAGTATGCCATTGGTAGTATTTAACTACACTGCTAACGGTTACAATAGCTTCACCATTACGGCCACCTCCGCCCGTTCTAGTATAGTTAGTAACTGTACTATTAGCTAGTGTAAATGATTTAGTAGGGAAGCTATATAAATTACTAGTCCAATTGTTATTGCCGACTAAATCATACTGAATTTCTGCAATAAAAGGAGCTGCTTCACTATTTCCGTTAGAATTATTTATTTTGCGCAAACCTTGCGGAAAATGAATAGAGTAACCTAGTTGAGTAGAAGGTTGCGTAAAAGTAACTTCCTGCCAAGGAGAAGACCCCTCGCTGCCAACTAACTTAATATTTTTAACTACTTGCTGAACATCATTACCATAAATTGCATTAAAATCAGCTAATTCAGCTGCTGACTCGGTACCGTAACCATAATAAGTTTTATAGTCTAGTTCATAGTCGTCTAAAGTATTAGTACCTATACGCAAGTCTTCGATACTAACTGGACCGTAACCCCATGTTAGCAACATACGAACGTATGCTTCTGTTGCCATAGGTTCTACATAGTTAGCGGCACCAAGTGGAGGCGTCATACGCACACGACCTAATACTACAGGTACAGAGCCATAAGGTGTTGCATTATTAGAACTACCATTGATTAAGTTTTGAGACTTACTTTGACCTGGGTCACTCATTGAACCTTGTTCTGGAGGACGGATTGGCATAATAGCATTTATTAATGCCATACCTGCAGCCATAACGCCCATTTGCATTATTGCTAAAGTACCGCCAGTTGCACCCGTAAATCCTGCTAAACTAAACGCAAACTGACCACCCGCACCCATAGTAAAGTATACAAGCGCAACAACTGCAACAACGCGCAATACTTCTTGTCCAGCTACTGCGCGATATTCAATTGAATCATTTTCTTTTACTATGTAATCCCATTCAGTTTCTGGTATAGGCTTACCATTAACAATTATTATGGCTTTTTTAATATTAGTTGAATCACTAATATTATGTTGTTTGCATAATACTTCATGTACTTGATGCAGCGTAGCACCTTCTGGTATATAATCAGTAATACGTTCTGTTTTTAATGGGTGCGGTATTGCTACTAAGTTATTTTTAGCTGCGCTAGAGTAGCGAAATATTCCAATTACGCGATTTTTCCACTGGGTGTTATCTAAGCGTTCAACAGAACTATCTGCTTTTTCGCGTGCATGTAAAAAGTATGGGTACTCTGTTACGATACCAACATGGCTTTCATATCCCATCATACGAAATAGTACTAAATCACCAGTTTTATATTCCTGAGTAATTTCTTCCCAACCTTCACGATACTGGGCAATTAGCTCTTGAATGCGTTCACGATCTCCGCTATCATAGTTAAAAGAAAAACTAGGTAAGCTTATATTAAACTCTTTATTATACACATAACGAGCTAAACCCCAGCAGTCTACGCCATCGAGGTCTCGTCCATTATCTTTGTATGGTATGCCAACGTATTTATTGTGCCACATTAAAATAATCCTGGAAATTGTTTTGGAGTAAAATTATACGCCGGAAAAGGTTCAACTGCATAATCAATCATAGATAATTCTGCTGTTACTTGATTTGCATCATAACTAAAAGAGCTAATATATAGTTTATCAAAAATTACTTCTGGGGTACTTACGCTTGTATTAAGTACTAGCTCTAATTTTACTTTTGGTGGACCTTTTAAGTTTCTTATAATTGGTATAATGTACCTTGTTACATCAGTAAGAACAATTGAGCATCTTGGCGCAGTGTTTTGTTCTTCTGAAGGCAAAGTAATTTGCATTGGTAAGAAAACATAATCTGTTTGTACACTATTTTCTGTACGTCGCACCCCATAAATAATATCGGGTTCAGTGCTTAAATCGTTTAGTCGTTGTGTATAATTATCCGCTAGTCTTGTTAAAACTGTTGTTTCATTATTAGGGTCATAAATTGTTAGCAGTGTAATTAATGTCTGCGAACTATCAGGTTTAAATAAGGCGGCAATAGCCGACTGACTCATAGTAGTCAACCTACTCATGGTAATATTTCCAAAGTTAATTTAACCATCCAGTATCCTGGAGCATTATAATCTAGTGTATATAAATCACCACTGTTACCTTGAGGTACTATACGTACTTCAATCTGAGTAAGTTTACGAGGGTGTGTAAAGTAAAATCTAAGTACACCCCCTAATGAACTACTTACAAATGATTCAAATGTAGCTACTTGTGCAGTTGTCATTAAAAATGAGCAGCTTAAAGTAGCCGCCGAAGCGGCTCTTCTACGCATTTTTGCTGGGCCTGTATCAGTTTGAGTTCTTATAATATTCATACCACCAGTCTCAGAAAACCCACGCTGGGGTACCTGAGGCAAGGTGGTTGGCCAAGTATATGCTGCTGCCATTAACGTCTCACTAGGTTAGGTTGTAATTGAAAATTGGCTTTCATACCAGCATTAATTGGAGAATTTGGTCTGCCAACTTCTTTTGCTACTGCATCGCCAATAATAACTTCGATTCTGCGGTTTCCGTTGCTATCTGTAGTTTCTTTGGTTTCTGCTTGTGAAGTAGAGTAATTATTAACTACAACACTTACATCACCACCACTGCCAGCACGAACACCTAAGTTTCCTTGACTATCGCGCTTTAGGGGCATAATAGCTTCTGGACCTGCTTCACCCATTAAACCAGTACCGCGAGCAAATTTAAATAGTGTTGGTGTGTTAACAATAGAATTAGTAAACGTACCGCCTTTTGCAAACGCTTCGATACCATAGTCAAAAGCATTACCTTTTGCACTGCCGCCAAAGAACTTTGCCCCTGCTAAGATTAAACCTTCGATACCTTGTCCACCGCTAGCAGAATTGAACGTATTCAGCATTGACTGACGTAATGCAAATCTAGCAAGATCAGAGATCATGCTATTGATCAAGCCTTCAAAATCTAGTTTTCCAGTTTTTGCAAACTCTAGTAGCGCGTCGCCCATATTAGCAAAAGAATCTTCTACAATCTTTGAAAAGCCGCGCATAGTATTACTCATAGCATAAGTAGCATTTACTTGCTCAACTTGACTATCTCGCAAACCTAATAATTTTTCACGAGCTTTATCGTAGTAATCTAGTGCTGCTTGACGATCTGTAGCAATTTGTGCTGCGCGATCCCCTGATAGTGGGCCTGCAGCAGTTTCTTGTACTCCTGGAAGTATCTTTTTGCTGTACTCAGACACAGCTAAAGTTAATTGTTGTGCAGTATCTAGTCTTATAGCTTCTAGCTTATTTAATCTAGTTTGGCGGTCATACTCATCTTGAGTAACTGCACCTATTGATTGTTTTACGTCTAGTAGAGCTTGTGACTGATCTAGCCCTTGTTTAGCTATGTCGTATTGTTGAGTAGTGGAAACTAAAATTTGTTCTGTTACTGATGCCTGTAACTCGTAGTCGCGAGCAGTGGTACTACTTAGCAACCCACGTTTTGCTAGCGCTTGGTTAGTTGCTTCTTCGACTTGGAATCGTGCAATAGCATCATTTAACTGAGCTTTGTAACCTGGCAAGTCTGCTGCGGCTGTTCTAGCTGCAGTACTTCCAAATGGTGCAACTGCCATTACCGCTTCTGTTGTTGAAACTTTAGCACGTTCTGCTTCTGTTGCAGCTCTTAAACGTTGAGTTTGAGTATCTTTTAAATAGTCAGTTTCAAATTTAGCACGTTGTTCAAGTGTTTGTGTTAAGTACTCGTCGCTAGACATATAATTATCTCGCAAAACTTTTTGGTCTTTTAAGAAGTCAGCGTCTTGTTTGTTTTGTTTTTCAAATATAGCAATTCTTGTTTCTACTTGAGCTTTTTGTTCGTTACCAAGCTTAGACATGTCTAAGGTTTTGGTTTGAGCGGAGAAACCTGATCTAACTTCTAGTTCGCTAAAAGCTAATGATTTAAGCTCTTTTGGAATACCGCCAATATTTTTACCTAGATTTTTGTCTTTGTAAATATCTAGTTCGCCTTGTGCTAAGGTTCTTTGCTTATCAAGATCGGCCATCTTTGTGCCAGTAGGGTCCATTTGTGGCGAAGTAAGTAACATTTGCATTGTTAGCGAATCTACTTTTGATTGTGCACGAGTAATTTTCATTTCTTGTGTAAGATCAAAAACTGCTTTAATTTCCTTTTTACGAATATCAATCGACGCATTTTCTAGAGTCATTTGCGCTTTGATTGTATTTTCCGATTTAGGTAAAAAACTTATTAGACTTTTTTGCTGGTCTATTGCGCCTTGAGCTGATGCTGATTTTAATTTTGCTAAAGATATTTTAAAAGCATAATCTAGTGAACTAGATGCTGCTGTTTGCATAACACTACCTAGCTTTACTATACTAGCCTGATCTGCTTTTATTTTTAAGTTAAGCTCGTCTCTTTTACCAGTAAATAAAGCTGTAAAAGCGCCGGCTCCTTTTGCTAACTCAGCATCTAAGTCTTTTACTTTATTCTTAGAATCTTCGATTGAAGCGTTTAAGTTTCTGTAACTATCGGCTGCTGCCAATATTTGTGCGGCTGCTTCTGGCGGAAAGGCGTTTAATTTTGAAGTGTCTTTTAAAACTTCTTGAAAACTAATAGCCGCAACTTCAGGGTCTTTAAAAGCAGCTGTCATAGTAGCAGCTTGTTTTGCTATAGCACTAGCAAAGTTTGATATTGGATCAGATGATTTTAATGAGTTTTCTAGTGCTGTAAAAGAACCAGTTACGTCTTTGAAACCTTCCATAACTTGACTAACAGCTGCTGTAGTAGCTTGGGCTTTTACTTTGGTTTCTTCAAAAATACCTGGTAACTGTTTTAGCTTTTTAGGGTCAATGCTTTCAAGCGCATTACCTAATTCTTTGAAATTTATTTTTTTAACAGATAATAGGCTCTTTAACTTATCTTCGGCTTTTTTCTTTGCTTCTGGATTATCTAAATTATCTAGCATTTGCATTATGTTGCCAGATAACACTGTAGCTACGTCGTCTTGTTTAGACATCCCTACTATACCTTTTAAGCCTTCCCAAAGATTGTCAACAGTACCGGAAGCTCTATCAAACTCCAAGAACTTTTTAACTACTTCGTCTACTGATTCTGCTAATCCTGCCATAGCATTAGATTTTGCCATTAAAGACTGTGCTGATAGTTCAGTATTAAATTTAGCAAACGTACCTGTAGCCGTCTTTCCAGACTCATTTGCAAGATCTATTGCAGAACTTAGGGCCTCTGCTTCTTTAGAGTTTGTAGAAAATATAGAGTAAAGAGTAGTTAAAACCCCTACAGCTAAACCAACCCAACCAAAAAATCCAGCTACTACAGTTATTGCTCTTGTAAAAACAGTAGCAGCAATAGCAGCTGCACCGCTAAGCTGTGTGAAACCTTTGCTTAATCCTGTTAAACCCTCAGATTTAATACCTTTATTTAAGTTACTCCAAGCTACGCCCATAGTACCAATACCAGCATCATCAGAAGCTTGAGAAATTAAATTTGCTTTAGATTTAGCTGCTTTAGCTTTTGCTAGCTCGTCACGAGCAAAACCAGCGCTACTAAACTTACTAGCTGCGGCAATATTAGCATTAGTTTGAACATTAATTTTTTGCAATATTTTTTCATGCTCTTTTTCTGAAGTTATCCAAGCATTTAAAGCTAGACGAGCTTCTTTATACGATTTTGCTAATTCTGTATTGCCTGCGGCTGCTGCTTCTTTTTGTTTAGTTTTTAAATATTCTGTATCAGCTTTAGATACGCTAGTATAATCGGATTTTTCTAAAATACCTTGAGCACGTTCATCAAACACGCCTTTGCCTCTAGATTTCTTTACACGAGATTCAGCTTTTTCATATTTGGCAAGCATAGTTTCTGCCTGAGCTTCTGACATATTAGCTAAGTACTGAAACTGATCTTTTTCAATCTTTTTAATGGCGTCACTTTTTTGTTGCCATTTATTTTCTGCTGCATCTGCAGATTCTGCTAATGCGCTTTTATACTGCCCAATTGCTGGAATTGCTTGCTTTAACAACATAGTACCTAAACCCGCAACAACTGTGGCTAGAGCAATAGGGCTAGAACTAAGAGCGCTAATAAGTGGGCCTAATGCCGTATTAACTAAACTAAGTGTTTTAGTTGATAGGTTACTTAACGAGGCAGCTAGCTGATCATAAGGGTTAGCATCAACATTAATACCACCAAACTTATTGGCACCTTCTGCTAAAACTGCGTTAGCAAAAGCTTGACGTTTTTCAAAGTCTGTTAAACTTGCTGCTGATTTACCTATTCGTTTAGCATACTCATCTGTAGCAGCACCAACTTTAGTAAAAATACCTAGTTCGTCTAATAGTTCTGGCTCTAGTTTTGTAATACCTCGTGTTAGTCTGCTAACGGCATCAGCCATATCTATGCCTAAAGCTTTGCTGGCTTTAGTAGCTACTTCGCCTAATTTTGTAAACTGAGCTTGGCTAAGTCCAGCTGAGGTTGCTTTAACTGTTGCAGAAATAGCATCTTGTAAACTTATTGCACCTTGACTTGCTTCAACAAATCGTTTAGCCATAGAACCTAAAGCTATACCACTATTAATACCTAGCTGGTTCATGCCTTCTATCATATTGGTGACATTTGCAGCATTACTTAGTGCTGAAAAAGCTGCGCTAACCGCAAATACGTTAGCTGCCCAAGTAGCATATAATCTAACTAAACCACCTAATCCTTGAGCTTCTTTAGCAAAGTCACGAGCACTTGCACCAGTACCTACAGTACCTCTAGCAGTGCCATAAGCGGCACCAGACATGCCAGGAGCAGATTTAGCTGCTACTGCACGTGAACCTGCAGTACCAGACATTTTATTAACATTACTATAGGTAGCTTCAATTTGTTTAGCTGTTCTTAATTCTTGATCGGCACTTCCGTCAGAACTAACTTTTAGCTTAATATTTACTGTTTCATTTGCCATAGTCTCTCCTATAAGCATTTATTTGTAATACCTATTGTAGGTATTAGACGTATCTTCATTAATCACCCTATTATACCATACCAGCACACCCATGTCAACATATAAATTTTTTAACCAAAATAAAGCCCTGCAAGATTTCTCTGGCAGGGCTTATTTTAATTTTTTGATTTTTGCGAGTCAATAATATTTGATCTTATTCTGTCTATTATTGTTAGCCAGTTTAATACATATTCTTTATCAACTTTTTCTATTCCGTGTATATCTAGTATATCACCGAGACCAGCATAACTTTTTCCCATA